GCTGCGGTGACACAAGCGGTAAGCCTATCACTACTGTAATTGAGAAGCCAGTGCCAGTCATAGAGTACGTGGACAGGTGGAAGTACGACACATTAAGATTTGTAGAATGGCGCACTGTACATGATACTGTACATGACATAGAGTACATCAATATATACGATAGCGTTCTTGTAATAGATACCGTTAAGATAATTGAGTCTTGGCTTACTGAAGTTACCAAATACGATACTACTGCATTAGATGGTCAACTACGTTTGAGATGGCAGAACTACCAAAATGTAAGTGAAGAGTTACTCATAACTTACTTACCTAAGAAAGTCCCACTTACTTGGAGTTTAGGGTTGCATGGTATTGCAGCTTTACAAAGCGATTTTAATAGATCTTATAAACCTCTGTTTGGCTTAGGTATACATAGTTCTATTAAAAAAACTTATATTAGTGCTAGTTACGGATATAACGGAGAGCACTTTATATCTATAGGGGTGGGACGTAACTTAATTACTAGATGACATATTACTATTACACAGAAGAAGATGTTCGAGAAGAAATAGACATCCTCTTAAAAGAAAATGCAGCTATTCAAGCAAGCCTTGGAACTGACAGCACAACCCAGGAAAGGAAAGAGGCTGATGATAAATGGAAGGTTATAGCGGCAAAAATAAAAACCCTAGACATAAAGTTCTATAGGGAAAGAATAATGCCACAAGACAAATGAAACTATTAAACTTTGAATTACCTCCAGAAGGATTTAAAAGACTATTCTATGATATAGAGACATCACCTAACATAGGTTTCTTTTGGGGAGCTGGATATAAAGTAAACATATCCCACGATAATATCATAAAAGAACGTGCTATAATATGCATCTGTTATAAGTGGGAGGGGCAAGATACAGTACATAGCATAGAATGGAATAAGGGGTGTGATAAAGCACTCCTTTCACATTTTATGGAGGTGGCTAAAGTTGCTGATGAACTTGTAGCCCATAATGGAGATCGCTTTGATGAAAAATGGATACGTACACGATGCCTTGTACACGGTATAGAATGTCCACCTAAATTAAACAGTTACGACACACTTAAAAAAGCACGTACACATTTTAGATTTAACTCTAACAGACTTGATTATCTAGGTAAGCTTTTCTTTAATGAAGGTAAGAGTCCAGTAGGGTTTGATGATTGGGTTAAAATCACACTGCATAATGATGAAGCTGCTCTAGATAAAATGGTAGAGTATTGCAAAAAAGATGTAGAGTTATTAGAAGATGTATTCCATAAGCTACAACCGTATGTAAACCATAACATACATACAGGTGCACATACAGGCTATGGAAGATTCTCATGCCCATCATGCGGATCAGAAGATGTTATACTGAGAAAAACAAGATACAGTGCTACAGGTATTCCTAAGCATCAATTACAATGCAAGGTTAAAAAGTGCAGTAGATACTTTACAATCTCTAATAAAGTATGGCAACAAAAGCTTGAACAAGACTGGAAAGAAAAGCAGGCAGAGCAAAATAAGGATATATCATAGCAATAGTTTATATTTGTGCAAACAAATCTTATAAACTATATCAAAAAATGATAGCAACAGGTACATGGGTTGTTCTAAAAGACCCTAGAGAAAAGAAAGCACCCACAGTTATTGAGCTTCTAGACGAAACAAAAAATAGATTAGCACAAGAAGATTCTGAAAACTTATCTCAAAATGTTTTAGAAGTATTATCTGTAGGGCCACATGTAAGAGACAGAGATCTTATCCTTGAAAAAGGTAAAGTAGCTGTAGACCCAAGAACTCCGGTAGCAATGATATCCACTAATAAGGATGGAGATGAATACGTTCTGGTTGTTCAAGAGAATCAGATAATGATGGTTATATGAATGGAACCGTAACCATATCTATAACAGACTTTGAAAAACTAAAAGAAAGGTCTGATAAGTATAATGACCTGGTACCTAAAGTAGAAGAGGTAAGAGAGGATATAGACATTATACTTAAAGAAGCTCATGTCTATGGAGATATGGATAGAATATCTAAAGAATATAATTCTAAAGGTAGAAAGACAATAATAACACTTAAACCTGAAGGATGGAGGCTAATGAAAAGACAGTTATAAAAGTAAAATTCAATAGTACGGTAGATAGGTTAAAATTTTGGAATGGACCTTTAGGGTTGTCTGCTAAAGAACTAGAAGTGCTTGGTGCCCTTATAGATGCAGAGGGAGATGTGTGTGGGACAGGAAACAGAAGAAATGCTGCAGCTATAGTAGGTATGTCAAAGGAAGTGATAAACACTTATATTAAAAGATTAAAAACCAAAAAAGCGCTTATTTACGATGGAGGATTATACAAAGTGGCTCCAATATTCGAATACAGGCCAAGATTGGAAATCATTATGTATGGGGGATCCTGAGTTTAAAAAAAGACTCATATCAAATGTTTTTTGGAGCCCTATACATGATCTCTGGATACTTATAATATACGATAGTAGAGGTAAATTGAAAAAACTTGTAGTAGAAAAAAATGGCTGATAAAAGAAACTTAGGTAGTCTGGTCTGGCAGTTTGCTAAAGAGCTTGCTATACATGTAAAAAATAAAGCTAGAGTAGTAGACCCTATAACTTACAAAAAGAGATTGCAGACCTGCATGGAATGCGAACATTATAAGAACTCTACGTGTGAACTCTGCGGGTGCAACATGATAGTTAAAACAAAATGGGAGACATCCAGATGTGCAGCCAACCCTCCTAAATGGAACTCTAATGCTAAAAAAGATAGTACAACTTCTAGCGACGAAGTATGAGCTCCCTTTAAAAGAGGTAGATAAAATAAGAAAATCTCAGTTCAAATGTGTAAGGGACACTATGGCTGAAGGAAAATTTGATGGAGTGAGATTACCAAGATTTGGTATATTCAGAGTAAAGTCTGGAAGAATAAAATACGTTACAGATGCTAAGAGAAAGTCTACTGGAACTGGATCATGAACTAAATGTAATACCGTCTGCATATGCAGTATCTATAGTTGCTTTTAAAAAGATCGTAGATAAATACGACACAGAGAAAGCGCAGAAGATACTTGCATACATCTATTTTATGAGGGATCCTAGATCATCATACTCGGCTTATGATGAGAAAAAAAGACATCAAGAAGTATGCGAATCTGTATTCGGTAAGGATTTTAAACCGTGCCCCCTTACAAAAGCTGCGTTAGAAGAGTATGTAAGGACAAGTTCCGCAGCAATGCTTTTATTAGAATCTGCAAAAGAAAGTATAACCACCCTCAAGAAGTGGTTGAAAATGGTAGATCCGGAAGATGAAGATTATGATCCTGCAAAACATATGCGGGTATTGGGAGATATGGGTAAGACCATAAACGGACTTAAAGACCTTGAAGAAGCAGTAAAGAAAGAATCGGAGATCAATGATACTTTTGGTGGAGTGGTAGTAAGCAAGTACAATGAATAAATTCAAGGATGTACATAGAGTATCTCCTGCAGCAAACTACTATGAAAAACATGGGAGGTATTGTCCGTTTCCACCGAATACTCAGCCTTATTTTAATTTTTGGGATGAGGAAACAAAAAGATGCCTTGAAGGTTATACTACAGAAGAAGGTGATATAACAGTTACAGGCTATCACTATTTCTATCTTAACTATTGCCCTATACAGGTAGCAGTAGATAAGACACTATCAGATGGGACCGTTATTGCAGAACGTAAGCAAAAGTTCCCAAAATTCTACGATAAGGACTACGAGTATTTCCATGCAGTGAATGAATGCCGTAGAACAAACAAACATCTTACGGTATTAAAAGGGAGACGTAAAGGCTTCTCTTATAAGGCGGCTAGCATGCTCAATAGGAATTACTTTCATATACGAGGATCTAAAAACTTCGTATTTGCAGGTATGAAAGAATACTTGACGGGGGTCGACGCTATCCTTACAAAGGCCTGGGATATGATGAACTTCATAGATGATAACACGGCTTGGACACAGCCAAGATTATTAGACAGACCTATGGAAAAAACATCAGGGTACAAGAAGCGGATAAACGGGCAATTTATACAGAAAGGTCTATTAAGTTCTATCGCCGGAGTATCCTTAAAAGACGACTCAGATAAGGTTAGGGGTAAAGCAGGTGAACTTGTATTCTTTGAAGAAGCAGGAGCATTCCCTGAACTACTGGACGCCTGGAACGTAGCAATGCCTACAATGCGACAGGGTTCTAAGACTCTTGGTACTATGATAGCTTTTGGTACAGGTGGTACAGAAGGAACAGGGTTTGAGTCATTAGACGAACTGTTTTACCATCCCGAATCATATGATTGTCTTGAATTTGATAATGTCTGGAGCGAATCCGGATTTGGGACCAAGTGTGGATTCTTTGTACCTATCTATGATATCTTAGATGGCTTTATAGATGACGATGGAAACTCTCTTGTAGAGCAAGCAAAAGCATTTGAACTTGGGGAGAGGGAAAAGAAAAGACAGGGTAACGATCCTAAATCATATGACAAGTACCTAGCGGAACATCCATTTACACCTGAAGAAGCTACACTGCAGACAACTGCAAACCTATTTAACCAAGCAAATATAAAAGCTCAGTTAGATAGGGTAAAAGCAAATGATCTGCAGAATATGGGGGTTCCTGGAGAAATGCTCAGTGATAAAGGAAAAGCAAAGTTCAAAGCAAATTGGGATCTCAGACCTATATCAAGATATCCGCATAGAACAGAGGATGATCTTACAGGGTGTGTTGTAATGTATGAAGCACCGCACAGAGTATCTGGTGAAGTACCTGACTTTCTATATTTCATATGCCATGACCCTTACGCGCACGATAAATCTTCGTCAAGCTCGTTAGGTTCTGCATATGTTATAAAAAGACCTAATAGAATATCTACACCGGATGATATGATCGTAGCCTCCTATGTAGGCAGGCCTGCAACACAAGATGATTATAACAGAACTCTTTTTATGCTATCTGAGTTTTATAATGCCAAGATAGGATTTGAGAATGATCGAGGAGATGTTATAGGATATGCAAAAAGATTCCGACTTTTGCATAGATTACAGCCAGAGTTTGAAATGCTTCAGAATAAAGAGCTTCAATCAAAGACTGTAAATAGAGGATTTGGGATGCATATGACCGAAGCTAGAAAGCGCCAAGGTGAGTTGTATCTTAGAGATTGGTTGGAAACACCCAGAGGTAAACATGTAGATGATAGCTACACACTTAATGTGCATAAGATATATGACACAGGGCTACTACAAGAACTTCTTAAATTCAACCATAAAGGAAACTTTGACCGGGCTATGTCACTCATAGTGGGTATGTATATGATGAATGAAATGCATAACTCAACGGTTAAAGAACAAGTGAGGGGAGCTCATTTAGATTGGTTTGATCAGGTCTATACAGGACATGTAAGAACCGATATAGAAGACATACCGGGAGGGGTAACACATATTTGATACCATGTGTGCGGGAAATGGTATCTTTGAATATATTGAAAAGCCATGTACCAAAACATACCTGATCAACGAATAGCACTGTCAAAGAAAGGCAAAAAATGGCAGACCAACTGCATTGACGCCTATTGTGACCTAGCAGATTCTTCTTTTAACGAAAGAAAACGTAATCTTAAAAGGCTCTATGACTATTACAACGGAGTAATAGACCTTGAAGATTATGACTATATCTTAAGACCTTATGGAAAAACAAGGAAAAACTTTCCTTCTAAGATCCGTAACTACCCCCTTATAAAACCAACTATAGATCTACTCTTAGGAGAAAAGGCAAAAAGACCTTTCAACTATAGTGTGATAGCTGTCAACTCAGATGCTGTAGACAGGAAAGAGCAAGAGAAACACGACTTTATTCTACAGACCATCCAGCAGGCAGTTGTCAATAACATGAACGACATGGGGGTAGAGACAGGCGAAGAGTCACAACCTATACCTGAGAGTAAGGATCTGCAGGACATGTTCGAAAGAAGTTACGTAGATAACTATGCCATCCTTGGGCAGAAAGGTATGAACTACATAATGCAACAGCAGGAGGTTCATGAAAAACTACAAAAAGCGTGGTTACATTTCTTGATATCCGGAGAAGCATACACAGAGAAAAGAGTAGTCAATAATGAAGTACTCTATGATGTATTGAATCCTTTGGATATTGATTATGATCTTGATCCAGACCTGGATTACGTAGAAGACTCTGATTGGGTAGTTGTAACTCAGTACATGGGCCCTGCAAGTATCATTCGTAACTGGGGTAGGTTCTTAAGCAAAGAACAAACAGAATCTATTATGTCAGACACAAGTTTTGATACAGATCTTTTATTCTTTGAGCAAAGAGAGGAGGATAAGATACAATCGAGACTTATAAAGGTCAGAAAGATCTACTGGCAATCCATGAAAAGAATCGGGTTCTTCACCTATATAGACCCTACTACAGGAACGGAAGAAATGCTAGAAGTAGAAGACGGCTTTACTATCCCAGAAGAAATGAAAGAGATGGGTGCAAAGCTAGAATGGGAATGGCACAATCATCCATGGCAAGCTATACGTATACACGACGATATAGATATCGATGTAAGACCACTTGAAGAGTCTAGAGCAACTATTGACAACCCATCAAATACAAAACTACCTATCAACGGTAGAAGGTACTCTGATATAAACTCACCTAACATCTCTTTAGCAATGTTGGGTATACCGTTTCAGATAAACTACAATATCTACAAATATCGATTAGAACTGTCTATTGCCAGATCAAAAGATATCATAGCACAATTAGATATAAACCTTATCCCTAAGAAATGGGATATGGATAAGTTCATGTACTATGTAGAGGGAACAGGTATCGCCTGGGTAGACTATGATAAAGAAGGTGTAAGGCTTTCTCCTCAGCACCAGACTGTAATGGATCTTAGTGTAAAGACCATCAATCTTTATATAGAGCTATTGAATCACGTACAGATGGAATGGGAAACTGTTTCAGGTGTGAACAGACAAAGACGTGGAGAAGTGGGACAGTATCAAGGTAAGTCTTCTGGACAGCAGGCAATTGTACAGTCATCTCATATTACAGAGGATATGTATAGGAAGTTTGGAGGTTTGGAAAGAAGAGATATGCAAGGCCTACTTGATATAGCAAAGTATGCTTGGATAGACGGTAAGAAAGGTGTGAACATCATGCCTGATGGAGCAATAGATTATTTCTCTATTGAACCTGAAGAAATAGTAAATGCAGATTTAGGGATCTTTATGACAGACTCTACAAAAGAAGTAGAGAAGTTGAACTATGCAAGAGAACTTGCTCAAGCATTACTTCAGAACGGAGGCCAGTTCTCAATGGCATTGGATACTATCGAAGGAGAAAGCTTTTTAGAGTTGAAAGAAAAGATCAAACAAGCAGAGCAGTCTATGCAAGAATTATCTCAAGCACAGTCTCAAGCAGAGCAGCAGGCTGCACAGCAAGCTATGGAATTGGATGCTCAGAAGCATAATGATCTTATAACCTCTCAAGAAAGAGACCGTCAAGTAAAAATGTCTGAAGGAGCTAAAGACAGGGCTTTAGAAGTTCAGTTAAAGCAAATGGACATGCAAGGAAAGCCGGCGGAGTTAGCAAAAGAAGCAGCTTATAAAGAGAGGGCTTTAGCAGAAACCACAAGAGCAAATAAAGCCTCGGAGAAGATAAAGGCAGACGATGTAAAAGCAAAAGCTAAAAAATCTAAAGACTCATGACACCATTTGAAATAATGAAACAGGCTTACGCTACAAACTATAGAGGTAGCCTTACAGAGCTTATAGAGAATCAAATGATCGCTCAAGAGCAAATGGAAAATGCCCGTATACCTCAATCGCAGGCAGAAGCAGAAATAGGTTTATCAGATGGTTCAGCTCCACCTATGCTCCTTGAAAATCCAGGAGTGGTAGATATGACCCAAATGGATAAGTCTTTAGATATGGCTGTTATAGATCAAGATACAGGTTTGGTAAGTTCGTTTTTAAACGATGTACAACCTGGAGAAATGGTACAGACAGGAGAAGGGAAGGATGTACTTGAAATGTCTGATCAGGTAAAGCTTAAGAATGGGGGGTACATAAGATCAAAAGCATCTGATGGAATGCGTAAGTATAAATTTGGAGGTAGGAAGAAATGCTAAAGAAATATCAATTAGGAATGAATATTCCTCTGGCAGGAACAGGGGGAGAGACCATAGAAGAAATAGAAGCAGTACAACCTGAACCTATAGAACCTATAGAAGATCTATCAGAGTTTATAGGTCCGCTATCAGAAATTTCTGCTGCAGAAACTACGCAAGTAGCTGTCCCTTCTATCCCTAATAATCTTCTTGTAGATGCAGAGAATATGGATGTTACGGAGTTTTTCAATACCTATGGAAAACTACCGCAAGAAGCAGAACTTGAAGCTATGTCTCAAGAAAAAGTACCTATGGAAAGGTATGACAGACCTTATTCTGCTCCAAATATTTATAG